TCTTTAGTCTTTCTTTGAAATGCTCGAGCGTATAGTTCTTGTGAGACTTCCATGAAAGATCGTCAGCAATATCAAACAGCGTCATGAACTCTTTACCTTCCATAGTTCGAAGCCCTCGTCCGATTGATTGTAGAGTGCGAATTTTAGCTTTTGAAGGCGACGCAAAAATAATGTTATGAATGTTCTTTACGTTAACGCCTGTTGAGAATGTACCCATCGACGCGACCAGAATAGCGTTTTGTTCTGTCTCTAAAACTTTTCTGATAACTTCTCTATCCTCACCGTCTACTCCGCCGTGAATAAAATAGATGTTTCTATCTTGATTCTCGTCTTGCAATTTTTGGTAAAGTTCTTTACCATGCTTATCAACGTACTGGAAGAGAACGAGTGTGTTTCGTTTTAATGATAGAGCTAAATTTTTAATGAATCGATTTCTACTTTCGTTGCGAACAAGAAAATCCATCTCTTGCTGATAATCGAGATCTTTTTGAGCTTTGCGGACCTCAGCTGAATACTTTAGTGTTAGGCATTTGATCTTGAGATCTGCAAGCTTCTTTTGCTCCATAAGATCTTTTGTAGAAGAAACTCTTCTAATAGACCCGAAGAGACCTTTTAACGTCATCTCGTTTGTTGGAATATCATCTAAAGTCCCTGTGAAGCCAAATCTAAACTTACAATGAGTCATCTTCTCCATTATAGATGTCATCTCTTTAGCTTTAGCGCCGTGGACTTCGTCAACTATAACGAGCTTAAATTTCTTAAAATACTCTTTTGGCATCTTGGTAAGACTTTGCCAAGTTGATATAGTAATAGGCTTATCAGTTATCTTCTCTTGTCCCGACATAATTCGATGAACAAATTGATCGCTATCAAAACCATAATCAGAAAAATCAGATGATAGCTGATGTACAAGAGACACAGTAGGGCAAATAACCAAAGTATCCACATTATAAAACTCCGTTAAAAGGTAGATCATTAGGCTCTTACCAGAGCCTGTAGAGGAAAGAATGATACCTCTATTTTTTCTTACGCTTTGCACCAAAGCATCAATTTGATAATCATAAGGTTTGAAAGGCAGCTCGATCGTTTTGATAAACTCTTCAGCTTCTTTTACAGAAAAAGATCGATCGTCAAAATCAAAGAGATATTCAATTTCATAATTTCGACTTTTGCAAAACTGCTCAATGTCTTCAAGAAGACCAGCGTAGATTTGCTTCGTCATGATATTGAAAAGTCTGATTCGACCGTCCCAGACTTTATTGCGCACAAGCGGGTGGAACTTTGCGTTTGGAACCATAAACGAGAAATGCTCTTGCAGCTCCATAGCTATAGAGGCATCACAATCCACACGAAGATATACCTCGTTTATTTTTTCAATTCTTAGAAAATCCATTATCCCCCACTTTGAAATCTTGTCCAATCAATAATGTTTTTAATCACAAAGCCTCTTTTAGAAATCGTATCAATGATTGACTCTAGCAAGAAAACCTTTTCTTTCTGAAGAGCAATTTTGAGAGTAAGATTGATGATGTCTTGATCTGCTTCCATATGCATAGAAACATCAGACTTGATTATGATACGAGGATTAGGCTCCCAGTTTTTCTCATTAAGTGTTTCTCTATCAAGATTACCGGTGAAGTAATCGTACTTCAAAAGATAAAGCTGCTTGTATTCCGACTCTAGCTTCCGAAGCGCTAAACGTTCATCTGAAAATATCTTATAATACTTATGATGAAGCGTTGGTGTTTTTGCTGATTCGTTACTGAGGGAAAGTTGATCGATCCGAGAATCTTGTTCCCAGAGTGCATAGATTTCATCAAGTTTCATAATAAAGCTTTCGTTAAGTTGCTAGCCGCGTATATTCGTAGTCGCGATACTTAAAGGTAACAGTCGCAGTAAGATACGCGACATCAGTTAAAGTTGAATCCATTCTGAATCCAGATAGAGATACTGGAATAACATCATGGAATGTGACTTTGATATTCGGGTTCATAACGTTATTTAATATAATCAGATCTGCATCTACTTCAACTCCTTGACCGGGTCCTGCAGATGAAAGAGCTGCATACTGATCAAAAGAGACAGGCTTACCGATACCGACAATCCAATCATACAGTTCGAAATAACCGTACATATCTTCGTCAATCTTAAATGTAACTGAAAACTCTTCAAAAGTCAAGTGGTCGCCTGGCACGATAATTTTATTAAAAGGCGTTTGCATATCCGGAGTACGGTTCAACTGCAGCGTTGGAAAATCGATGCCTTGAACGAAATAATCGAAGTTGGGCAACTTCGAAATGGAAAACTTATAGCCAAGCGGCGATAAAAAATTTGTATCGTCTGGCTGACTGGTGATCGACATCAAAAAATTCTCCATTTTTTCGCATTTCGTCGCATATTTATGTTGCACTAATTCCAGAATATCGTATTATAAGATATAGGCTGATAAAAAGGAAATGGAAATGAACATCGTGATCACCGCTGAAATTGCTTACGCTCAAGGGTTCGCGACTGGCATGGCTTATGCTCGCGACGAATCTGACGTCGATACTGCGCCTGCTGAATGGACCCCGCTTTTCCAGCGCCGTTGGCAGCGCGGGTTCGATGATGCTTGCGATCAGCTGGGTGAGGTTGAGGAAGTCACCAACCTGATGACCGGTAAGTCGGTTGTGCAGAGCGTTGACACCCCCTGGTGCTGCAATGTTTCTTCTGAAGCTTACTGGTCGATGTGAAAAAACAGTTGCTATAATTCTCGGTTCAGGATATTATTAATTATCAGGAATGGAGATGAAGATGCAAGTCAAGGTTCGGATCGAACAGGAAATCGCAGAGTTCGCGAAGCTTCACAATAACGGGTTTATCTACGTGACTCTGAAGGAGCGGGTGCTGTGGTCTCGCGAAGAAATGACCGCGGCTGAGCTCGACGAGCACGATGCTTGGGTTGACTATCATATGACCCTTCCGGAATACGATATGACTGACGAAGAATATGAAGCTTATAGAATGGATGCAGCTGCATAATGGAGAAATTTACATAAATTATAATATACAGTCTGCAATGGAGGAAACTATGTCAGCGCCTGTTTCTATCTATGATTTGCCGACCCCCAAGCACGGTCGGACCGAAATCATTCAAAAGCGCTACGAGCTTCATCGCAAAATGCGAGAAGACGTAACTCTTGATTACGAAGAAATAGATTGGCTAGAATGGGCTGATCGTTGGATCGACCAGGAATAAAAAGAGGGGGCCGAAAGCCCCCTCTTTTCGTATTAGGACATTGCTTCTTGCGCGATGATATGGCAACCAATACCCACAGATGAGAGAGTGAGGTTGGTAATCGCAACTGAGAGAATATCGGTCAAGTTACCAGCTATCGTGTTATATAGCGGGAAGAAGTAAGAGAGATCAATCTGTTGAAGTCCAGATCCACCGGCTGGAGCAATAAATGAGAACACAACCTCGCCGCCCGATAGCGCTGTTGCTTTAACATCTCGCTGCGCAAAGGAGTTGTTTGAGCCTAGACCAGCAAATGAAAGCGTTGCGCCGTTTGCGATTGTAAAGCCGGTTGCTTGTGTTAACTGACCATATACTGTATTTGTTTGAGAGATATTAGCTTCAGTGTTCCATTGAGCTCCAGTTAGAAGAATTGGTGAAGCAGTTGTGCTTGTAATCAACTCAACCAAGCAAGCGCCGTTCGCAGAAATATACATGGTCTTTGGTAGAATCTGACCTCGATTTAGAAGTCCAATTTGATAAGGCGTTCCAGTCATTGTCGTGGTGTTTGCAATAGGACGACTAGTGACGATATCGCTAAAAACAATTGTAGAAGAGTTACTAGCGGTAATACGTGCGGTGATACCAGTATTAGAATTGAACGGAGCAGTGCCATAATTGTTCCCTTGCTGTGGGAAGTAAATATGACGTCCTACAAAGAAATTCTGAGTATAAACATTCGCTGTAGCTGTAACTGGTGAGGCGCCGCCGAATGGAGCAGAGAGCGTGATTGCAGTTGAATTTACTGTAACAACGTTTGCAGATGCTGGGAAGCCAGACTGAGAGCTTGTAACAGCTTGTCCGATTACAACGTTAGAGATGCTGCCGTTGACGAGAGTAATAATATTGTTACTAGGAGTCATGCTGAAAGAAGCGGTAGTAGTAAGTACACCGTCAAACGTCGTGTTTGGAGTTGTAAAGAACAGCGTTGTATTAGTACTAGAAGCGTTTGCAGCATTGAAAGTGACATTACCTGACATTTCAATCGTACCTAATGCTCTACCCTGAATAGATAGAACCGGCTGGCGGATTGCAGTATTAGGAACAACCGTTACAATGTTGGCGCCAGGCATACCATAAGAGTATGTAAAGCCACGCTGATCATCCTGACCACCCTCGACGACAACTGATACGCCGTAATGGTACATATCGTTTTGTACTGAAGTTGGTCCGAGGTTTCGTTGCTCGTAACGCACTGGTAGGTTGCCAGTTCGAGACCATGGAGTTTGTTGAGCTGGCGTAACCGTGACTGTGTTAGCGTTAACAAGCTGAGATGAATTTAAAGGTCCACGATTGCCGAAGCCGACATAATGAAGAACAATCCATTCACCGTTAATAACAACGCCCCAACGAGTCATACCAGCACCGTACCATGTATACTCTTGCCAAATCATTTGAATACGGGACCAGTCAATTGATTGAATAGTGGCTTGATCGCCAATCCAGCAAGGAAGAGGGTAGCGAGTATCGGCAACAATACCGCCAGACGAGCCTTGCGCAGTAACTGACGGTGCTTGAATATCAGTACGAATTACGCAGAACATTCCGAATGGGTTGGCATTCATAGAAAACTGATAAGAATTAGCAACCGTGCTTAGGTTAGTCGGCTGTGAAATCGCTACAGCAGATGAATTAATAACTGCAGTAATGACTGAGTTAGCTGGTACAGCAATATAGCCGCTCGGATCTAATTTTCCTACCGTCTGTACAACACCTGGACCAGACACAGCCATACCAGGATATAGGTTAGCAGTTGATGAGAGATTTGAAATGACGTTATTACCAACCTGAGTAGAGCCGGTGTACGTTAGAAGAACGTTTGCATAAACTGGATCACCCTGCTCGATGAACATGCCGTTACCGTCATCGAAGAAGCCAACGCGTTGGCGCTGACCAACTTGCGCAGCACCAAAGTTCATCGCAGTAGACATAACCATCGTCTTACCTGGCTGATAACGATGATATGGGCGTGTTTGACGTACAGTAGCATCACCGCTTGCGGGTGATAGACGCATACGTACACCACCAGAACCTGGAAGTTGAGAAACAGATGATTGGCCGCCCACTGTAACTGTGCCGGTTGTAATAGCAGAGTAAGGAGCTTGGCTTAATGTAATCGAATTAGAGCCTGGAGTGGTGTTTACTGCGACTACGTAAGTGCCTGGATACGCGGTGACAGTAGCATTTGCCTGAATAGGCATACCGAGCTGAATAGCACCGGTATTAGAAGATGTAGAGATAACGTTGCCCGTTGTACCAGTAGCGGTAATACTAACGTTTGGAGAATAAACGAAGTTTTCCCAACGCATCGGCTGGGCACCATATTCAAAGTCAGCTTCATAGATATTTTGGTGCCTGGACATTCTCACACGACCGAGGTTATCCATCGAACCAAAAGTCGGCTTCATTGTCACTGAGGTAGGTTGAATAGTTACATTATTAGCAGGCGTCTTAAAGGGCATAATTTATCTCCAAAAATATTAGCACTATGCTAGTGTATTTATTACTGTGATATTTATAAAAAAAGAGGCGGCCGAAACCTCGACCGCCTCTCTAGATACGCAGTACTATTATTTTTATTATTAGATGATGTTGGCAACAACAAAGCGGCGATAGAATACGTTAGTATTCGCAGCGAGAGTACCGACAGTTGTAGAAGCAGCACCGTTAACAGCACCAGTTTGGAATGGATTGGCTACCATGCCATAACGAGTCTTGAAGCCGATCTTGGGCTGGAAGGTATCCTGACCGACAGCACGTACCATTTGTAGCGGAACGTATGGGCAGTAGAATACACCAGCGTCGAAGGCTGAAGAACCCTTATAACCAACAACGCAGTAGTTACCGCCAGCATATGGATCGATATAAACGCGGATACGGCCGTTTAGAACACCAGCGAAAGTATTGCCGGTATCGTCAACCTGTAGGTTGTTTGAGTTAAGAGCAGGAGCGTAATCGAGAACACCAGCCATCTGAAGAGCAGAAGCAACGTCTGAAGAGCAGATGAGGATGTTACCCTTACCACGACGAGTAGCCTTGGCAATGTAGTTAGCTTCACGCTCGATCTGGAACATTAGACCCTTGAACTTTTCAACTGACCAACGACCGTTTGAGTCGACGTCTAGGTCGAAGACACCGGGGTTAGTTGTATCGACGCAGCCACCCTGAGCAGCGAGAACAACGGTACGAACAACTTCACGATTGATTTCAGCGAGAATTTCAGCTGAAAGAATTGAGGAGAGTTCGGTCTCAGCGTCTAGACCATGAATGGCCTTTAGATCCTGAGCTAGTTCGATCGAGTATTCAGCCTTTAGAGCGCGAGAAACTGCTGTAACGGTAACCTTGTCGATGACGAAAGCCATCTGAGCGAAGTCGACGTTAGCAGAAGCAGAACCAAGCTGTTCAGCATAAGCTGTATTCATACCAGTGGCGAAGTTGTAGGTGTTAGGAACGCCAGAAACGATAGTTGTGTTTGACTGACCCCAAACGCCGCCGACGTCGCTGTTACCAGCACCGAATACCTGGTTGTTACCAGCTGAGGTGTTGGCGATGGCAGCGTTAGCGCCCATGTATGAGGAGAAGGCAGTGTTTGGCTCGTAGTAGAAAGCGTCGTTACCAGCCTGGTTAGCATACTGAGGACGTAGAGCAAAGATTAGGCCGGTTGGACCTGTCATTGGCTGAACGCCGCAGATGTCATAAGCGATTAGGTTTGGCATTGCACGACGAACTAGTGAGATAAGCACTGGATCGTAGTTTAGTGAA